AAGATTAATGGAAACAGAGAAGAAATGCAAGACCGCCAAAGGACTGAACGACTCGATTGACAAGATGCTTGCCGAAAAAGACGCAGAGATTGAGGGTTTGAAAAAGAAAATATGCCCATTCTGTTTGGCACGGGGCAAGACGTTATTTGTAAGTGAGCGCAAATTTTACTGCACCCATTGCCAAGTCGAGGGCGACAAAGACGAGTTTGAGCAGAAGATAAAAGACCGAGGACCAGTTTTTTTGTAGGGGGAGAGGTATGTGGGTAGAAGAACTTAAGAATGTCGGGGATGTAACACGGTGGAAAACAGTTTACTTCTGCAAAAAATGTGACGGAGAAATAAACGATAGATTTAAACTTTGGGATGCGTGTCCTCATTGTGGAGCAATGTCTGAAGACATAAAAGAACCCTTACCCGCAAGGCGTAGGGCGAGACGAAAAAAGATGGTGTCTAAAAGCGAGAGGTGGAATGCTAAACCCGACACCATTGTAGAAGAATATAGGGACTGATGACCAGAACAGACCTTGACAATTTCTTAGACCAGAACCCCCATATTGAGTGGAAGATTGGCGAAGACCACGTTTTATTTCGCAATACTCAACTCGCATGGTATAAAAACGATGAGAGCAGAGCGACGAAGGTCACGTTCAAGAAACTCGACGAAGAGGACTTCACGCCGAAAGACCTTCGCAGGGAAATCAACCGTGGTTTAGAAGTAGACGGCATAACGAGAATAACCGGATATATGACAAAGGTATCGAGTTGGAATCCGGGCAAACTTGGCGAACTTACGGACAGGCGAAAATTCGATAACGTAACGTGAAACAATGCGTGTCCCCTGGAATGGGGGCAAATATAAGACGTAATTCTATTTGTGCATAAGTGGAACAGGGGGGAGAGATGATTGGTGTAAACGTCAGCAAGGAACTTCGGGACTCTGAGATAAATCAGATACAAGAAGAGGCAAGGAGGGAATTGCTGGAAGAGATTTATCAGGCAACCATCGTTTTTAGATACCCCGAAATAAGCACGGAACCAAACGCAACAAAAGACGCAATAGACAGGATAATCAAAGCAGTACGTGTCTACGACTTCAAAACAACGTGGAGATAACAATTCGGGAGAAACAGGATTTTGTCTGACCCAATAACCGATAAATTTAAACAAGTGCTTAAAGACATCTCTGACTGGCACAGGCTAATGGAGAAAGATTTGCATCGGCAATCTCAACAAGAACGGGAGAAGGCAGACAAAAAGAGAGAAATATTAAAGGGTAAATTTTTGGGGGAGAGAGATGACAGTAACAATCAACAAGAAAATTAAAGTCCTTGAAGTGGAAGATGGGGAGGGTGATGGGGTTGGAATAATACATGACGGCAATTATCTACTAATGATAGATGAAGAGACAAATTCTGGTAGGCATTCCGACAGAATGAAACGAGTGCCGTTAAGTAACGGTCTTATGGCGTTTTTATGGGAGAGAAAAGACGGGGACGAAGATTAATGGAAACAGAGAAGAAATGCAAGACCGCCAAAGGACTGAACGACTCGATTGACAAGATGCTTGCCGAAAAAGACGCAGAGATTGAGGGTTTGAAAAAGAAAATAAGGGAGTTGGAGTATACGGTTCAGGAACTTATGCGGTAGGGGGGATGTAGAGTCCCCCAAGGGGAAGGGGTTAAGCACCAAAGCGACGTTCAGCGGCACACTCACGCTCATAGGCATATTCTTCTTGCTCAAAACGGTCAATTTCATCGATGTGGGAGTCAGGGATGGGAACAACACGACGACCCTTACAAACGGCACAGGGGACATCATAAACGCCCGAAAAGTAATCTTCACGAAAATCGGGGTCTTCGGCAAAATCCTCGGCGGTTAGGCCGTTTCCGTCGATAGCGGGGTTGACGGTTGATCCTCTGCCTTGGCAATTTCCACATATTACCCAGTGGAAGGGGATAAGGTCTGGAAGTCCGTCACCAACAAGACAGTCGATGACGCTTGCCATCATGGCATTTTCATCGAGATGGTTGTACCATAACATAATATTTTCTCCTTCTTGGGTTAATCTTGATTACAAATATAGCACAACCAAGACATTTTTCAAGGGGTTAAATTGTAAATAAAATGTAAAGATTTGGGGGAGAGGTGGACATGGAAGATTGGTACGAGTGGGGGAGAATGACAGAAATTGAAGAACTAAGGGCGAGGGTAGACGAATTAACCAACCGTCTTGATCTGAACTGTAAAACATTAGATATAATTCTCAGTGCTTGCGAGGTTCAAGACCAATCCATTAAGGGATTGGCAAGGGCAGTGTTTGGTGAAGAAGTATTTGATAATGCTTTAAAAACAGTAAAAGAGATGCACGAAAACAAAAATTAAAATGAAAAAGAAATTCACCGACAAGCAGCAGAGATTCATCGAAGAATATCTAGTAGATTGTAACGCAACACAGGCGGCAATCAGGGCGGGGTACTCGGAGGATACGGCCTATGCTATCGGAAGTGAATTATTGAAGAAACTTGAGATTAAAGAGGAAATTGACAAACTCAAAGCGGCAAAGAGCGAAGAGATCGGAATTACACGGGAAAGGGTGCTGAAAGAATTTGCGGATGTCGGGTTCAGAGAAGTCAAGAAAGTCACGGCATCAGAGAAGAACAAAGCACTGGAGGCATTGGGCAAACATTTGGGTCTGTTTGACGGTGATAAGACGGAGGTAACAGTAAACCTTGGGGACGAAATCAGGCGGGCAATCGAGCGAGAAGAAAGAGAATCCCGAACTTTTGCTGAAGAAAAGGGTAGCGACATACCGGAATAACCCCCTTGGATTCTGTTTATTTAACTGGATGTGGGGGGAAAACACGCTCAAAGACAGGGCATTGGAACCCTGGCAGAAGGAGGTCTTATGGGATATCGGCAAAGGTTTAGAGGGGGGTATGGATGTGGAAGAGGCCGTGCAACTGGCCGTCGCATCCGGGCATGGGATTGGCAAGTCTGCCCTTATAGCAATGATAATTATCTGGTTTCTGAGTACCCATGCCCACCCCCAGGTCGTTGTTACCGCAAATACCGGCACACAGTTGGCAACGAAAACGTGGAGAGAACTCGCAAAATGGTGGGGTCTGAGTCTTAATAAAGATTGGTTTACCTGGACTGCAACGAAGTTCTACCTGACCGACGAACCGGCAACATGGTTCGCATCGGCAATCCCGTGGTCGAAAGAGAGGGCAGAGGCGTTCGCTGGCACGCACGAAGACAACGTGTTGGTAATATACGACGAGGCCAGTGGAATAGACCCGATTATATGGGAAACGACCGAGGGTGCTTTGACGTAAAGAGGACATAAACGGGACAAACGTGCCTAAAACTATCAACAACTTAGCGGCGAAACTACGCACATAATGCGGGGGTCGCCCACGGTGAGTATGGGGTGTAACTGAGTCATTCGGGTGCATCCCGGTTCTCACCAAATAAACTTACCTGAGAGTAACGAGAATGCCCTGTAATCGATTATTTCGGTGTGGGGGTAGATAGGGGGAGGGATGAGCAAAAATGTAACGGTGGATATTGGGACGGTGTGTACGTATGGTGCTGCTTTAGCAATGATAATTTCGTGGTCATTGCACAAGTCGATTTTATGGGCGTTGTTTCATGGATTGTTCGGGTGGTTTTATGTGATTTACTACGCATTTACTAGGTAAACAACCAAACCGTACAAAACCGAACGCACGAGGATGCCCTGTAATTCAATAACTCGGAGTGACGCAGGGTAAGGCAAGGGGGAGAAATGAGCTATTTCACCAAGGCAAAACTACATATATGTAACGAATGTCCATCTCCCTGCATCCTTGTGTGTAGCGAGAACACAGAATCCGAACGTTGTTTAGAGAGTCACACAGATTCCGAACCCGCATGGAAAGAAGAAGAAAGTAAACTGTGGGAACTGTTGGGGTTTTGGAGAGATTTTACGTAAATGGCTAAAATCTGGATAGCATTCGGCAACCCGACCCAAAACACGGGACGGTTCAGGGACTGTTTCGGCAGACTGTCACATCGGTGGATAACACGGCAGATTGATTCCCGGTCATCGTCAATACCGAACAAGAAGCAGATTCAGGACTGGATTGACGATTACGGGGAGGATTCGGACTTCGTTCGGGTCAGGGTGAAAGGTGAGTTTCCCAGGGCAAGCGTGAGTCAGTTTATCCCCGGTGATGTGGTTGACGATGCGATGAAGCGGTTCATTAACTTCGACCTTATCCAGCACCAGCCGGTTGTGATCGGGGTTGACGTATCGAGGTTTGGTGATGATGAGAGTGTAATATGTGTCCGAAAAGGTCTGAAAGTTTTGGAAGTTGCCCGGTTTCAGAAGATGGACACAATGAGTTTTGCGGGGAAAGTAGCGGATAAGGTTCAGGAGTACAAACCGACGGGTACGTTTATTGATGTGGTGGGAATCGGAGCGGGGGTGGTTGACAGGTTACGGCAGTTACAGGTTGACGGCATATTCGAGGTAAACGCTGGACTCCCGGCATCAAAAGACAAGGAGTATTACAACAAACGGGCCGAGATGTGGGATGACATGCGGAAGTGGTTGAAATTGGGCGACATCCCCAAGGGCGATGAGTTAAAAGAGCAGTTGATTGGCCCGGAATACGGATTTGACGCAAAGAACAGGTTGCAGTTAGAACGAAAAGAGGACATGAAGAAACGGGGTCTGAAATCCCCCGACATTGGTGATGCTCTGGCGCACACGTTTTTCATGCCGTTTTTCGCAGAAGAGGTGAAACCAAAGAACCCGCTTCTTGAGAGAATCGAGAAGTTGGAGAGTATGGACAAAGAAGGTTGGCAGGGATACTACGAGGAACAGCACAAAGGCGACCCGTGGGACTCTGCGTATTTAGATGATTGGGACAAGGTATAGGGGGAGAGATGGATAATAGGATGGAAGAACTTTACGAGTACGTGGAGGGATTTATTGGCAGGAGAGGCATCGAGAGCGTAGATGACATCGACGGCACAGATTACGACGGCATGAGCAATTTTATTTACGATTGTGTCGAAATAGTATTGGGGGAGAGATAATGGATTGGGGCTTTTTTTGGGCGGGATAGTCTGTCGCATCCATTTTAATTATGGGTTGGTTGATTTTGGTCTTTCTATTGTGATTGGGAAGAATCAAACGAGCGAACTTGTATATTGATTAATGTACAAACTTGTATATTGATTAATGCCAATACCAATTGGGTTGAGGTCTGGCAATGACCGACGACGAGCAATATGAGGCAAGTATTCGTGAGAAGTGGGGGGAGGAATACGTAGAGAACGTCCCGCAGACGTTTGAGGCGTGGATACTAGAATTAATCGAGGGGGAGTGATGAAGTG